ACGGCGGGGCGGTGAAGGTGCAAAGCGGGCTGTCTCCTGAATTTGCGGCGGCACTAAACAAAATTTACGGCGACAAAGGGGACGGCAATGGATAGTCTGGTTCGCTACACGCAAGCCGGTCACGTGGCCGGGTGCCCGCGTGACCAGATGGAGAAATTCGCCGTCGCCGAGACGGTGTTGCAGCCGCGGCAGTTGGCGATGGCGGCGGCGGCGCGAGAGTGCGATAAGCCCGATGGCCCCGTGATGGTCGCTGTTGGAGGCGCGCGCGGAGGCGGAAAGACGCACTGGGCATTTGCCCAAATGGGTGTGGACGACTGCCAGCGCTACCCCGGCTTAAAATTTTTGTATCTCCGCAAGGTTCTCAAATCCGCTCGCGAGGCTTTTTCTGACGTGTTCCCTCGCGTGTATCGCGGACTTGATTACGAATACAAGGCGCATGAAGGCGTTTTGTATTTTGCCAATGGCAGCCGCATTATTCTTGGGCACTTTCGCAACGAAAGCGACATTGACGCATACCTGGGCATCGAGTATGACGGCGCGGCCATCGAGGAGGCTACGACCCTTTCTTATGCCAAATTTCGCGCCATCCGTTCGGTTATCCGCACCTCGAAAGAGGGTTGGCGGCCACGCGTCTATCTGACCACCAACCCCGGCGGAATAGGTCACGCATGGTTCAAGAAAGTGTTTATAGAGCCGTTTCGCAAAGAAGCGCAAGTGGAAACCCGCTTTATTCCAGCCACCATCGAGGACAACGCCTTTGTAAATCCAGAATACATCAACACGCTTAATTCGTATACGGGCTGGCTGCTCAGGGCATGGCGGTTTGGGGATTGGGACATTGAGGCCGGGCAATACTTTACAAATTTTAGACGCGATGTCCACGTGATCAAGCCCATAAACGAAATTCCGCTGGATTGGCGGACTTGGAGCGGCATAGATTACGGCTTTACCCACTTTACGGCTTATGTTGCCGGGGCGATGAGTGGCGAGGGCGATATTTGCATCATTGCAGAACACGGAGAGCAAAAGCGTCTGCCGGAATACCACGCGCGAGAGATAAAACAGCTTTGGGCGCGGCGCGGCATTGAATACGGGCGCGTAAGGCAGACACTTGGCGGCTCCGACTTTTTTAGCAAGATTCGCTCAGATGTGACAGTGGCCGCAGAGTATGCCGCGCACGGAATACGGGTGGAGCGGGCAAACGTGGATCGCGTGGCCGGCGCGGCCCAGATTCTAAAGTTGCTGGGCGACGTTGAAAAAGGACACAGGCCGCGACTTTATATCTGCGAAAACTGCCCCCGCACGATTGAAGCCGTCCAGAACATGCAGCATGACCCGCATAGGCCGGAGGACGTGCTTAAGGTGGATGTAGACGACGACGGAGAGGGCGGCGATGACTTTTACGACGCGCTACGTTATTTGGTAATGGCCGCCACGGGCGGCGGTTCATTTGCAATGGGAGCTTATGGTTGACACAAACGCTATTTACAAACAATGGCTGGCAGCCGAGGAACTGGCCCGGCAACGCGAAGTAGTTTCAGCAAGAAATTACGAGGACGGCGCAATTGTGATCTCGCGTCTCGCGCCAGTCAAGGCATTGAATCTAAGCCTGACCGACCTTATGCGTCGCCGAGCGAACATTATCAAGCCGATTGTTTCATCCCTGACCGAGCGAATGTCTCTATTGGGCATGGATGCCGCCAGCGCTGAAGCGCAAATATGGCTGGCTGATGTGTGGAAAAGAAACAGACTGGATATTCGTCAAGACATGATCCACAAAGGCGCGGTGAACGAAGGCGAGAGCTTTGTGCTGGTGGACTGGAACAAGGACGAGGGCCGCGTTGATTTGCTTCCACACCCGCGCTATACCTCGCCCAGCCTCGGCTGGAACGCGACAGAAGGTGATGACATTCGGGTTTTGCAAAATATGACAAAGGCCGCCGCGGCAGACGCGGCGTATCTCGCCAGCGGGGATGGCTACGGGTGCAAATTGTTCCATGAGAACGACGATGAAAACCAGCCAGCCATCCGCGCCTCAAAACGCTGGCGCGCGCGGGCCGCAAACGGGGATTTGATTCAACGCTTGACCGAGTATTACCCTGACCGAATAGAGAAATATGTTGTAAGCAACGACCAATTGAAGCCCGTATTAGACGATGGCGATACCGAGTGGCCTTTGCCCTGGCTAGACAAACAGGGCAACCCGCTTGGCATTCCGGTAATTCATTTCTCGGAGCCGGAGATGCGGCCTTACGCGCTGGATGCGTTCGGGACGCAGGACGACATCGTGCAGGTTATTTTCGATATGCGCGGCGCATCGCATTTTAGCGCGTATCGGGTGTTTTACGCCTTTGGCTGGTATCCGACAGCTGATGGAAAAGAGCCAAAAGCAGATAAATCAAACTGGTTGAGCGTTGAGCCAGGCCAAATATTTGGCAATGCAACGAAGGGGCCTGGGGAAGCCAGCTTTGGCGCGATTAACGGCGAATCGCTAAAGCCCTTTATTGACACCATCCGGGAATTGATTTATTACGCGGCCATAACGACCGATACGCCGTTGTATCGGTTCAACTCATCCGGCCAGATTGCCGCCGCAGACACGCTTAAGCAGCAGGATGAGCCGCTTATCGTCAAGGTGATAAAGCGGCAATTGCGCTACGGCAACTCATGGACGCAGGTGTTTGATATGGCGCGGCGAGTGCAGAACGCCTTTGGATCGCAGGCCGCGCCGGAAGGTGAGCTGACGCCGAAGTGGAAACCCGCGCGAGAGATGAGCGACGGAGAGAGAATCGCCCGCGCCTTGACCCTGCAAAAACTGCGGGTGCCGGATGAGCAAGTTTGGATTGAAGCTGGTTATACGCAGGAGCAGATAGACGGCTTTCAGAAAATGGCAAGCTATCAAGCCCGTCAGGGTTTGATACAACAGGGGTTAAATGCCGGACAAACACCAGCGGGCGGTTAATACCGCGCTAGACGCCAATGAGCGTATTGGGAAACTGTTTGACCGTATTGGTCATGCAGACGCGCCAGCGGGCGGCATCTACGCGGCCTATCGTCAGGCGCGGCTATCGCTGGACGTGACAAACATACCCCGTGTCCTGGCTGTCTTGCGCTTGTTGCGCCAGTCGGTTGTTTCGGTCGCGGATTTGGCTCTTGGGCGCGCATACGAGTTGGGTATTGACGAAGCGGGCAGGCAGTTGGGCGTTTATAACGTTCGGCCAATGAATGATTTGGCTGTTGACGATGGAAAGGCTATCGTGCTGGCCGCGGTTGTGGCCGCTCTGGACGCGCAACTAAACGGTATCAATGCGCTCTTGATCGCGGGAGAGCCGGACGCGAGTTTAATTCTTGGCGATGACACTCGCGTGGGCTTGCTTACGCCCGCGCCTATATCCGCCGAGATTACGCGCTGGGCGGCGTTCCTGACGGGCAAAGTTTTTGCCCGTCAGGTGAGCGCATCGGTAGATAACGGCTACGTGCGCCAAGCCGTTGCCGCGATAGACGAGCGCACAACTGATTGCTGCTTGCACGTAAATGGGCATACCGCCACGCTGGAAGGTAGTTTTGAGCTAACAGGCACGCCGCGCTTTGCCGACCGGGTTCACGCGCCGCCGTTTCACTGGTTTTGCCGAACCGCTACCGCATTGGTCAGAATGAGCGATGCGGATGACGAATTGACGCGCTCTATGCGCGAAGCCGCGCGGTCTGAATTGAGGGCGCGTCAAAACGGAAGCCGGAAAGAAATTCACCCGGCGCATTCAAGTTCAAGGAGGTAACAAATGGGAGAGTTAAAGGATTACACAGGCCCTGGCGTATGGCGCGTTAAGGCGGAAGGGCTAAAAATTCTGCGCAAAGAAGGAGAGTATAACCATATTGACGTACTAGCAAACAGTAAAGATGACGCGATTTCCCACCTTTCTCCCTTGGAGGGCATAACGTCGGCCGAAATTCTTACGACGAATGTGGCAATTACCAAAAAAGCCGCGGAGCAAGTGACAAAATATTTCCTGTAAATAATGACTGCGCCTGACATGCTGGCCGCGCTTAAGGCCGAGATAAAAGTCCACCGAGACGCCATCACGCGGCTTTCGCGGCTTGCCGCTACATTGGAAGGCCAGATTCAGGCTACGGCCACGTCGGTTATTTCGCCGCAGGGCGAGGCAAGCACGGCCACGCGCGGCGAGGGCGTGAAGTCCTGATAAACAGCAAATATCTGATTGACATTTAACAAAAAACAGACGTATAATCACATCAATTGAACAAACGTTCCGCCTAGTTCTGGCTAAACACACAATTGGGCGCAGCGAAAACGGAAACTAACGCCACTTTCGGCACGGGCATAAAACCCGCTCCCTGCTACCACTAGCATGCTGGCAGGGGCAAGCGATACTGGCAGTAACGCCGCTTTCGACATAGGAGAAATCCTGTGTTGGAAGCGGCGTTTTTGTTTTTCATTTGCTCGCGGCGCGAGATGCGCGGTGGGCACACATGGAGCACGGCGGGATGCCATGCAAAGCGAGACGCTATGGACACAGGACAGGCCGCAGGCGCGGCGACACAGACACTGGTAACGGGCGAGACGCCCGCAGCCGAAACGTGGGATACGTTTTATGCAGGGTTGACGGATGAACGCAAGGGGCTGGTTGATGCTCACGCGAAGGGTTTGAAGGCGAGTTTGGAGGCCGCGCGTGGCGAACGGAATGATCTTGACAAGAAACTCAAGCAACTGGCCAAGGCCGCCGAGGAAGGCTCGGAGATGCAAAAGCAGGTGCAGGCGCTGCAGGCTCAATTGAAGTCTGCGAACGAACGCGCGGCTTTTGTGGATGAAGCCCCTGGACGTGGCGTGTCAAATGTTAATGCGGCATACAAACTGGCTGTGTCGGATGGGCTTATCGGCGACGGCGGGACGGCGGACTGGACGGCATTGAAGGAGCGATACCCGGAGCTTTTCAAAAGCCAGACGCCGGTGACGGTAAACACCAACGGCAAAGAGCGCGGGGTGGGAACGGTTACCGACCCGCAGGACTATAAAAAGTCCAATCTTGCATCCGGGCGTTACACAAGATTTTAGGAGATAAACATGTCAGCAGTTACACGCTCCTCAACCGCCGGAATTGATACCGCAACGGCCATGATTGCGCCGCAGTTGACGGGTCTTTACGCGGGCGAGGACTTGGGCATTTGCGCCCCTTGCTACATCAAGGCCAGCGATGGCAAAGTGTATCAATCGAATGGCACGGCGGCCAACGAAGCCGCAAAATTTTTTGGCTTCACACCCCGCGCGGTTAAATCCGGTCAGCCCGTTACGCTTTACGGTAACGGCACGCGCATGGGCTACGCAGCCAGCGGCTTGACGGTTGGCGCAAAGCTCTACATTGGAACGACCGCCGGAGCGTTGGACACAGCGGCCACGACGGGCGACGCGGTAGGCGTCGCCGTTGCAATTTCGGCCACCGAGATTGTTTGCAACCGGAACATCGGCTAAGGAGTAGACGAAATGGCACTTTCAATTGGCACGCACGATATTTCCACGCTTCTGGCCTCGCAGCGCACGACCGTGGCGCAGGCCGGTATCGCAAACGTATCTTCGGTTTTGCAGTCTGACCTTGCCGCACACAACGCAATTGTGGCGGATACGGTTAGTGAAATGGCCGTCTCCACTACCGAGCGGGTTATGCCCATGGGTGGGGGACGCGGCGGCGAGATGGTTGAAGTTGACGAGTTTGGCCGGGCGCCAACACAAAAGACGACCGGGCAGGGATTTGCAGGATTGCCGCTGCGCAAATTTCAGTATGCCATCGGCTGGACTGAGGACTTCATGAAACGCGCCTCGCCGCAAGACTTGCAAATTCAGCAAGACGCGGCCAAGGACGCGCACTTGCGTATGTTGGTGCGCGAGTTTAAGCGGGCGATTTACTTGTCCACCAACTACGACTGGGTGGACATGTTTCGCGACAACATGACGCTGCCTGTAAAGCGCTTTGCCAATGCGGACGGCATGGCATTGCCATCCGGCCCAAATGGCGAGAGCTACGACGGTTTAACGCATACTCACTACATCGGCGCGGCCAGTCTGACCGGCGCGGCTCTCAAGAGCCTTGCAAATAACGTGATTGAGCATGGATACAGCGCGAATCCGCAGGTGGTGATCAATAAGGCCGACGAAACAACCGTTCGCGCGCTGGCATCCACCGATTTTATCGCCTACCCAGACCCGCGCGTGGTGTATCGCAGTAGCGATCTTCCCGGCAAAACACTTGATCTGAGCCGCATGGACAACCGCGCCATTGGCGTGATTCCAAGCGTGGGCGCAGAAGTGTGGGTGAAGCCCTGGGCTATTGCCAACTACGCCCTTGCGTGGGACGCCGGTTCTACGAGCAAACCGCTGGCGTTTCGTCAGGATTACGTGGCGTCCACACAAGGGCTGTACATCGCCGCGCAATTTAGCGATCACCCGCTGACCGCCGAATGGATGCAAGCCTACTTTGGATTTGGCGTGGTTAACCGCCTTAACGGCGCAGTGTTGTACTTTGGCGGCGCGACCTACACCGATCCGACCATCGTTTAGGAGAAAGGCATGGACGCAAATACAACCATTCCGGGAGGGCAATACATCACAGCGGATGGCGTGCTTCGTGACGCGAATGGCAGGCCGCTGGTAGTGGCCGATGAAACCGCCAAGGCGGTGCCGGTTGCTGCCGCCGAGGACAAGCCAAAGAAGCCAAAGAAGTAACGCGCAATGGCATTCACCTACGACCTTTCCACTGACATCGGTAAAGTTCGCCTTGAATTGGGCGACGCCGCCCAGCCCGGCGTAAAGCCAGACGGCGGAAACCTGACAGATGAAGAACTGACGCTCTGGCTGGAGCGGGAAGGATTGGTGATGCGAGCAGTTGCGGCAGCATGCGAGGCTCTATCGCGAATGTGGGCCAGCGTTGCCACTATTTCGGTTGGGCCGCGCAAGGAAGACTTGGGTAGCGTAAGCAAAACATGGTGGGATCGCGGGGTTTCTCTGCGTTCTCAATTCGGCAATACGCCGAGCGGGGACGCAGAGTCCGCGACCACTGGATCGTTTGGAATTACGTTGCTGCATCCGCAACACCCGCTGGAGGCCACTCTGCTTACTGGAGGCTGGCAATGACGACGCAGGCGTTTGTGCGCCAACTTGCGATAACCGCCCAGATAACGCGCCCGGGCGCGGGTTCTGGTGCGGCCTCGGTTATACACGCGGCCATCAAGTGCGCTCCAATTGACCCCTTTGTGCCAACCGTCGCCAGCCGAGATGAAGTCAGCGGGCCAAGTGAGCTTTTGCAGACTTTCGCCGAGGCGCAGGGAATACAGGTTGGCGACTATCTCATCCCGACCAGCGGGAAATACGCGGGTAAGAAGCTGCCCATCGTGTCCGTTGGAGAGTGGGAAGGCGTGAACGGGTTTGTTCATCTCAAGATGAAGGAGATCAAATCGTGAGCGCGGGCGTGACGATTCGGGGCATACAAGAGGCGCAAGACGACAACCTGCGCCGCATTGCCATGATGCGCCCAAATGACGCGATGGGCGAGATGGTCAGGGACGTTGCCACCGCTCTGCATCGCTACAAGGTTGGAATAACGCACGTTGACACTGGCGCGTTGCGGGCCGGGCAGCAGATACGCATTGAACGTGCTGGGGCGCGGGCCGTGCTGTTCACCTCCGAAAATGCCCTCAACCCGCGCACGGGACAGCGCGCGGCCATGTATGGCGTTTACGAGGAAGAGCGCGGCGGCTCTCACGCGGCGGCGCAACGCACGGTTGACGAACGCGCAGAGCCAGCGGTTCAGGCCGCCGTCTCTCGCTTTTTGGGGAGGATGCCATGAGTGACCGGGCCGATATTCGCAATGCCGTGTTTGAGGGGCTGAGCGCCGCGCTATCGCTGGAGGTGAACACCGCTGGCGCGGTTGCGAATGGATACGTCCGAAAGGTTTACAACGGCCTGCCCTACGACTTCGGCGGTCTGGATGCGGTGATCGCGGTGTTTTCTGGCAATACGCGTCGCCCCAGCGCGGCCATGTCTGTGTTCAGAGGTAGCAGCGCAGATCATCGCTTGTCCGTTGGGATTTATACCCGCTATGGCGTGGAGGGAGATGAGACCTGGACGCCCGCAATTGCGGAGGGCATGGCAGACGCCTGTGAGGAGCGCGTTGCCGCGTGGGTGGCCGCGAATGCAACCCGTGACGGTGTTTGGAAGAGATTAGCCTACGCCAATGACGGGACGCCGCCGACCAGCATCCTCTTAAACGGTGTGGAGTATCGCAAGGAAGTTATTACGCTGGAGGCCAGCGTGTATTAGGGAGGCGCATGTATCAAGCATTGCAGCCGCTATGGCACAGCAAAGAATTGCGCGATGTGCCAGCGGGTGAAGTGGTGGATTTATTCCACCTGAATGAACAGCAAATTCAACAGTTGATTGACAACGGGGCGGTATGCCGCGTTGAAAAACAGGAGAACACAAATGGCATCAACAACCGGGGCGGTAGTAGCAAGCGGACTAAAGCTTGAATTGTCCACAAACGGGACAACGTGGACGGACATCAGCGGGTCGTCCAACAAGATTGATATTGGCGGCGGCGACCGTCCCATTGAGACGACAAAGCTGTTTGGCGGAAACGCGCCCATTGTCACCAGCGGCGCGGCTGATTCAATTGAAGCCAAGATCACGGCTCTCTACACCGAGGTCGCAAACGAGACATGGGAGCTGGCCCGCGCGGCCTACGAGGCTGGCTCGGCCTTGTATGTGCGCTATTCGCCCGCTGGCGGCACGACCGGCAAGTTTCAGTTTGCGTCTGGCTCTGGCCGCGTCAAAAACGCAGTGTGGCCCTCTGCCGATGCCTCAGACAGTAAGCCGATTATGTTTGAATGCACGGTTACCGTGCCCAGCTTCACGAAATCAACGGTGGCGTAAATCATGGCAAAACAACCAAGCGCAACCGGTGTTCGTCGCGTGGCAGATCTAAAAATTGACACCAATCGCATTGACCTGCCAGCGGGCTTGCGGCTTGAAGCGCTCATTGACAAAGAGGGAAATATCCCGGCTGAGAACCTTGCCGAGGTGACGCAGATTGCGGCCCTTGCGGTTGAAGGCGGGGTCGAAGGTGTGCCATACACCGAAAAGGTGGCCCTAATCAAGCGGGTATTTTCGGCGTTAACCGAGGCGCGTGACCCAAAATCAACGCCGCCGGATGGCGGTTGAGTTTTGCGGTGTCGGCGCACCTTAACACGGGCGCGCCGATGCCTGCGGATTATCTTGAATGGGATTTGTGGCGCACACTGGGCTGCGACCCGCGCACGATAGAACCAAATCGTCTCAGGCGGCTGATGACCTGTATTTCCACTGAAAGAGATCATCTCAAAAAGCCATAACCGAAATGGAAAAGCGCGTTGTAGTTGTTATTGAGGGCAGGGACCTGCTGAGCGGGCCGGCGCGAAACGCTGGCTCCGCTCTGATTGATATTGGCAAGATTGCCATCGGCGGAGCATTGGCGGCTGGACTGACCAACATTGCCAGCGGCTTTGCCAACATTGGTCGCGAGGCCATTGACACGGTCGCCAAGAACGAATTACTCGGCAAATCCCTAACAACGATGCTGAGCCGTGAGATCGTCAAACAAGGCGTTCAAACCAAGTCGGTGCAAGTTGGCACGTTGGTCACGCAGCTTACGCAAAAACAATCTGCTGCGAACGCCGACCTCGCGCTGAAGATTACGACCACGAAGAATGCCATCGCCGTTGAGAATGAGCACCTAGCGGAGGCTATAAAAAGAGGAAAGGACAGCGCGGCGGAGCTGGACAAGCGCAGGATTCGCATCTCCAACCTAACTGCGCAACTCGCGAAATACAACGCGGAAACCACAAAAAACTCATCCGGCGCGGGGAAGACGGTCGGGGTCTACAAAACTTTGACCACGCAAACCGTATCTCTTGCCGAGGCACAAAAGCTGGCCGCGCAGCAGAGCAAGGAACTGCTGGAGTGGATGGAAAAACAGGCCATCTATTCGCCCTACACGATGGATCAGGTGTCGGCGCAATTCAAGATGGCGATGGCGTATGGTTTCACCAGTGACGAGGCTAAGCGCTTGACTAACGCAAATATTGATCTGGCCGCCGCGCTGGGCATGGAAGGCTCGACGATGGAGCGCGTCAACCTCGCTTTGGGCCAAATGCGGAGCAAGGGGCGCCTGATGGGGCAAGAGCTGCTTCAGATGACCGAAGCCGGAATACCCATGCGTGATATTTTGCTGGAGATGGGAACGGTGGCCGGGCTGACCGCTGGAAACTTCGACAAGATGATGGAGGCTGGAGAGATTAGCGCAAAGGGCGTATACGAGGCTTATGCGCAATACTCGGAAAAATACTTCCGAGGGACAGCGAGAGATCAGTCAAGCACAATAGCCGGGCTTTTGAGTTCTCTGGGCGATCTAAAAAAGGTCGCTGAGAAAGATTTTTTTACACCTGTTCTGACCCGCGTTCAGCCGTTTTTGTCGTCTCTGGTTGACATTGCCCAAAATGAAAAAGTGAGGACGTTTATAAAGACATTGGGTGAGGGTTTTGGAAAACTAATAATGGTTCCGTTTAAGCCGGCGGAGGATTTTCTTAAAAATGTTCAGGCCAATCTTTCGCTGGGCCGCGATCTAAAAACCTCGTTGCGCATCGCATTTGATATGACATTCCCGGAAGTTTCTACGCTCGCAAAAGAGATAAGCGCGGGCGTGGAGCGAATTTCGGACAAAATAAAACTGGAGCAGAGCAAAGGCAAAAGCCCGATCAAAATCGGAATTGAGATTGCGCTTGATATTGGCGGCGGTCTTGTAAATGAAATAGACCGAATAGCCAAAGAATTTTCGAACTCAGGCGAGGCAAAAAAACTTGGGGTTGAGGTTGGAAAATTTCTCGGAAGCGTTGTGGGCGATGCTGTCTCGGATGTTTTTAGCGCAAGCAAGAATGGCGAGAACCTTCCGGGATCATATGGAATCAAAATAGGGCAGGAATTCGGCAAGGGCTTTAGGGAAGGGATAGAAAACTCGCTGAAGGACATCAATTTTGACCGAATTCTCACAGATTGGCTCAATGGATTGTCGGCCCAGGT